TTTAGCATCATCAGCACTGCTGGCGCAAGCTCTTAAGCCACCGCAGGAGTGAGACCTGCAATAAGAATTAGACCGCAGGTTATTCACCTTGCGGTCTTTTCTCTTTGGGTAATAAATGTATTCGCCGCTGGCGTGGTAAAATATGCTTATGACAAAATCAAAGCACTACCCATACATAAATAGGTTTACTGGCGAAATCCAAATTATGACAAAAACCCAAGGTAAAGAACTCAATGAGGATTGGGATAGGGCAAAGCTGGTTACAAATCAAGAGGGTAAGCGCGTATTTCGTTTTAAACTGAGCGCACCAGTCACAGGCAAAGACGGCAAGGTGCATATGGGTACTGCTATAGTAGATTTGACAGAAAGTGATGAGCCAGCAGAATTGGGGGCGGTAGATGTCAAGCGAAACTCAAAGTAAATATATTGCTGATCTAGCAGTTGCTAAAACCAAAGAATTTAAAGAGGTCAAAGAGCTGCTTACTGCCAATGAGATTATTGGCGCCGATGCTGAAATTGTTAAAACTGCTGGTACAATCGCTGAAATAACCCATGCACTGACTGATCTGCAAGCCTCTAAGTTTATAGATGTGCTTATTGCCACCAAAGAGCCGCAGCGCACCACAGTCTACTCAAAAAAGCGCATAGAAAAGGTCACTACCCTACTCGATGAGATTAAAAAAGACATTGATGCATGGGATTTTCCATCAGGTGGTGCGCCCCTGAATTACGGCAAACAAGCAAACTTACTCACACCAAAGGTACTGGCTGCAGTAGCTGTGCTTAATAACCCGGAAATCGCGCCAGACACCCGGCAGCTAAATCAAGAGATATTTTTGAGAGAGGTTGCTAAAGCTATTTATGATAAAACCTATGACATGAATGCCTTTGATATGCAGATAGCCCACACCAAGGGCGCTGGCATTGATGACCGCTTTTATGGCATGGCTAAAGTAGCAAGCAATAGTGTTTCTACAGGAGCAGTTTAAAATGGATGAGTATATACGCAACTTCTTAATGTGGAATGCTGCCAAAGCCCAAAAGGATGCTATGACTACCGCCCGGCAAAGTGGCAAGCGCACTACTACCGTTACGCGCACTGAAAGTAGTGACGCTTGTAAGTGGTGCAGGTCAAAGGTTGGCACATATGAAAACCCCGGCTCTGATGTGTTTGAGCGACATGGCGGCTGTGAGGGCAAAATAGTAACTAAGGGCTATATGTCAAGAAACGGCTTGCTTGCCAATTACAAAGCTGGCAAAAGCAACATTGGCGCGTCTGCCCCAATCGCGCCGGATGGTGGGCAGGTTGTATTTCGCGGCACCGGTAGAAATGTATCATCTGCCGGGCTAGAACTTGGTAAAGGCTTTTATGTAGCGCGTGATACTGCCACCGCATCCCAATTTGGCAATGTCGCACAATTAAGCCTACCCCTCAAAAGCAAAGATATATTAGTAATCGTTAGTGATAATCAGTATGAAAAGCTAATATTGTCTGCACAAAAGTGGGCGGTCCGCAATGGTGGCAGCCTAGACTCAAATGACTTTATACCTGCCTATGTGCGCTATCTTGGGTACAAGGCTGCAGAAGTTGCAGCATCAGTAGACCCATTAGGCGGCATCGCTATATATAACCCGGCAATTATTAAAAAGCTACAAAAGCAAATGGCAAAATGATTGAGCTGGTACTTGATGGCAGTATCCCGTCAAAGAAAAACCAGCGCATCAATCGTGGTGACGGTAAGAGCTTTCCGAGTAAAAAGTTTATTCAGTGGCAGGATGACGCATTAAAGCAAGTCCGGGTACAAACCCGGAAGCGGTTTTATGTGCCGGTCAGCATTGAAGTTATCATTTACTTTGGCACAAACATACGCGCCGATTTAGACAACAGGCTAACCAGCATCTTAGACATGCTAGTGGAGGCTCTAGTTTTGCGTGATGATAAATGGCAGGATGTGCCGCGCATTGCTGTGCAGGCTGAATACCGAAAAAAGCAGCCGGGCGCATTCATTCGCATAACAGAGATTGAGTAGTTAGGCAAAGCGCATATGCTACAATTACAGTATCTGGTATAATAACAACCAATAACAACTACGCATACGGTTGCGGTAAATCCGGCTTAAAAAGGACAGAAATGCAACCCAGCCAGCCGGAAAATCCACTCATAGATGCAGCAAATAGGTTAGCCAACAAGCTACTCTTAGACCTATCCAGCCATGAGTCAAGCGTGCAGGACAAGTACGAGTATTACGAGGCTGATAATGACATTCGTGATTATGGCATTTCTACCCCTGCTAAAATGGTCCACTTGATCCCCGGCATAGGATGGGCAAGCCGCGCAATCAATACCCTTTCAGACCGTGTTGTATTTGAGGGCTTTGTAAATGATAGGTTTGGCATTAATGAATATCTTGAGAGCATAAACGGTCTTAGGGTTATCAATAATGTTAAGCATGACACCTACATTGGCGGCTGCTCTTTTGTAGCCGTATCTGATGACGCAGAGACCGATAAGAAAATATTAGTGCCATTCACAGCTACTGAGGCTACCGGCAGTGTCAATCAGACCACCGGCTTGCTTGATTATGGCTTGGCAGTTACTAGGTGGGCAGAGCCACAGCCTAAAGAGCATGGCATTCGTTTTGCACCTGCTGACTACATTGTATTTACCCCTGTCTACACTGCCCTTTTTTATAACCGCGTACTTACTGAGTTCAAGCCCAATCCAACTGGTCGCACATTATTGCACCCACTAACTCGCAGGTCCAGTGCCGCCAAGCCGCTAGGAAAGTCGCGCATCAGCAACACTGTCCGCCGCATCATCCAAGAAGTTGGACGGCTAAAGCGCCGCGAGGAAATCGCAGAGGAATTTTATAGCTTACCGCAGCGCTACATTAATGGTTTGGCTGAGGGAGCCCAAAAGGATGCCAGCTTAGACAGCGCTATTGGTAGAGTTTGGGCAATCACTAAAGATGAGGATGGTGATAAGCCAGAAATTGGTCAGCTTGCTCAAATGAGCATTGACCAATTTGAGACCGCCAAGAAAGATAAGGCGCGTGATTTTTGTGCCGAGACCGGCTTAACACTCCGCAACCTTGGCTATGAAACTGGCAACCCAAGCAGTGCTGAGAGCTTAGTAGCCATGTCAGATGACCTATTGCTTGAGGCTACTAACAGCCAAGAGGAATTAGGCAAGCAGGTTAAAGAGCTTTGTATTACTTTGCGCCTAGCGCTTGATGACAATGATGTAGTGCCTGATGGATTGCGTGGCATCGTACCGGCATGGAAACCAGTATTTCAGGTTGATATTGGCGCTACTGGTGACGGTGTATTTAAGTTGTTTGAGGCTATGCCAGAGCTGCAAGGCACTATTGCCGGGTATCGTTTCTTGGGCATCAGCATTAAAGAGGCTGAGGAATTGGCTGCTAAACGCGCTGCAAGCACTGCTGGCAGCGTATTTGGAGGAGGTCAGTAATGGCAGGCGTATTAATACCAATCACAGCACCTAATGCTTATGCAAATAAGGATGACTTAACTTTATATTGGCAAGCGCCCACAGGTGATGGCACTAGGGAAAATTACATACTTAAGATGGCTAGTAACCGGCTTAGGCAGATTGCTCTTGATAGTGATGTTGACCTTGATGCTGGGGTAAATGCCAGCGAGGTATATTTTTTAAATGTGCAGTCAGTAGTAATGGAGGCAGCCAAGCGCGCCCTGCAAGCACCTTTAGACCAACTGCCTACTGAGAGCTATGGTCAGACCGCCGGTCCATACAGTGAAAACTTTAAATATAGCAATCCTAGTGGTGACCTATACTTTAAAAAGGCTGAGTTGTCGCTACTTGGCTTACATGGCACACAGACCCTAAGCGGCTTTAGCACATCCCAAAACCTATACGAAGATATCTACAGTAGCTAACGTGGGTGATAATGTCTCAAGCTACTTATTTACCCAAGGCGCGTTAGGTGTAGCCTGCCTAGTTTTAGGGCTGGTTTGCATCAAGTTGTATAATAAGAATGAAAATCAACAACTCCGGATTGAGGAATTACAGGAGCTACGACTGCAAGATACCAAAGATGTTGCCAAAGATGTAACCGCTGTTCTGGAAGGAAACTCACAGACAAACCGTATATTAGCTGAGAAAATAGAACTAGCTAAACTTGAGGGGCG